TAAACCATTGATATTATTGGATAAAAAATATTTTATTACAATGTTCACTTGGCAAATGTTTACTTGTATAATAGAGATACTGTCATTTTATAAGACAGCATTTCACAAAACAATAAACATTTTAGAGGACATATATATGAGTAGTAAATTCTTTTTGAAAAAATCTTGGGTAACAGTTAATGTATGTGTAGAAGATTATTACAATTCAGGCAGTACATTAGAAGATGTAAAAGAGAATTTAAACTGGAGTAAATATTCAAACATAATTGAAAGAGAAGCTAAAGTTAATAGACATACCATTGAGGAGATTGATGAAGAAACATACAAAGATAAAGTTAAGAAATCCAATGGCACACCTATTGCAAAGAAAAAAGTTTCACTTGAAGATTGTACCGAATAAGAAAAAGAAACTCATAAATAAATTGTTTGATAAAATGAAACATGATATTGAATAAAGATACTCCTCAAGGTATTAATACAAGTCGAGGTGAAGGTTCAGCTATAACTCCATGTGTACTTATGTACAGGTGTGTTATAGTTAGAGCAATCATGGATGCACTTGATGTTGATATCCACGCATGGGGAAACGCAAGAGATAATATAATTAAAGACGCAAGAGATTGGTTTAATATTAATGACCATCACTTTTGTTTAATTTGTGACTATGCAAATTTAGACCCTTCATTCATAGTAAAAAAATATAATCAACTTAGAGAAGCTAACGCAAAGAAATTATTTAGAGGTAAGAATTTAAATAAGTTTCTTACGCATTACATTTGTAGTTTCCATGAAGACCCAACAATGAGAAATAATTAGTATGGCTAAGAATACAAAGTTTGATTTAGACTTAGAGTATGGACAGATACGAGAAAAAAGAATAGAGAACTTACTTAAAGGTGGTAAGATAGAAATCAAAACTGAGAGGAGTTGGTGGAGAAAGACTGGCAACATTGCTATTGAATATGAATACAGAGATAAACCAAGTGGGATATTTAAAACAGAATCTAAATGGTGGTTTCATGTATTAGAATTAGATAACAATGAACATTGTATGTTAGTATTTAGAGTATCAAGATTAAAAAAGATTGTTAATAAATATAAGAAGACACACACAAAAAACATAGGAGATTACAGAGCAAGTAAATGCGTTGTAATTCCTCTTAAAGAATTGTTTAGTGAAGGATGTTATAAGCTATGATGATATTTAAAAAAATAATTTTATTTTTAATGTTAATAAGTATAACAGTAATACTATTAACTGGTTGTTCATCTAATAAAAAACCAAAAAATATTCCATTAAGTATTGTTAAGAAAGTTATAACTGGATTAGATTAATGTTTAGTATATACGAAAAGATAATTGGTTATTGTTTATTATTTTATATGGGTTACATATTATTTCATATGATAGTAGGTACTTTTAAATAGTTATGAATAAAAGAGAAGACTTAGAAGAAGCTATAAGGTTATATAAAGACCAGTATATATGGCAACATATGACTAACAAAGAACTAGCTGATTATATAATACCAAGTATAGCATTAGACCAGTATCATTTATTTAAATATGAAACTACTGGTGTTGCTTATGCATTTACTAACTGGGCTTTTCTTAGTGATGAAGCTGAAAAAAGATTTAAGAAGACAGGAATTGTAGAAAGATTTGATTGGGATAGTGGTAAAAATGTATGGCATATTGATACAATTAATACTCATAAAGGAAAGATAAAAGATATTTATAAGTGGACTGCATATAATTTTTTAAAGATATTACCTGAAGATACTAAAGTTAATTGGATAAGATTAACTAAATCAGGTGATGCAATTAAAAGATTAAACAAGATGACAATAAAACAAGGGGTGCGAAAATTTAAATGAGTGATAAAGATTTACTTAGAGAATATAAAAATACAATAACAGATTTAACTAAAGATAAGAAAGAGTTAACTGATACTATAGAAGAAAAAGATTCTCGAATTAAAAAAATTTTGATACAGCTTGAACAAGCTAATCAGGATGTGCAATCAACAGGTAAAAAGATTGCAGAACTTGAGAAGAAACTCAACAAAAAACAGACAATCAAAAGAGTAATAGATGAAAAGATAACCGAAGTACTTGAAAACATTGAAGAAAATAAAGACTCTGAAAGTGTTGACAAGGATGAGTAATTTATGTTATACATTCATTATGAAAAATGATAAATTAATAATAAACAATAAAGGAATAAACATATGGCGATAATTGAAGGCACAGCTTATTGGGCTTCTCTGACACGACCAAACGAAAAGTTTGAACCTATGTGGAGAATTGATTTAGCAGTTGATTCTAAAGACGCAGAGGACTTTAAAGGTCAAGGAATTTCACTAGCAGAAACAACTGTTGATGAGAAAACTATATCTAATATAGTTAGATTTAAAAGAAAAGTTACTAAAGCTAATGGCGATAAAAATACGCAACCACAATTAGTGGATGCAGATAAGAAACCATTAGATAAAATAGTCGGTAATGGTAGCAGAGTTAAGGTGATGTATAAACCTTACGAATGGAACTTCAAAGGTAAGAAGGGTGTAGGGTTAGACTTACAAGCTGTCCAAGTACTAGACTTAATAGAGTATACACCTAAAGAGGACTTTACTGTTGAAGCAGGAAATACTTCTAATGGAAGTGTTGACAACATAAAGGAATTTTAGTATAGTCAAGCAGTCATAAAAAATATGGCTGTCATTTTTCTACTCCTAGGAGGGTCGGCTTGTAGTTGGTCGGCTCTCCTTTTTTATGTGAAAGGAATTTAAATTAATGAGGGTGCAAATGAATGAACAAAATAAAAATGGCTTTGTAAAGTATCACTTACCTTGTCCATTATGTAGTAGTAGTGATGCAGTTTCTGTTAATGCTGACAACTCAGCTTACTGTTTCTCATGTCAAGAATACATAAGAGATTATAATTTAGAACAAGAACCTACAATAGTTAACAGAGAACATGAGAAGAAAGATTTTGTAGGACAATCAGACTTTGCTGAAATCATAGATAGAAATATAAAAGCAGAAACTTGTAAGAAGTTTGGAGTGACTGTTAAGATTGATAGTGTAGGTAATATAACTAATCATTACTATCCTTATCATGATAAACAAGGTGCAAAGATAGGAACTAAAACTAGGTTTACAAAGTTAAAAGAATTTAGTATTCAAGGTAATACAAAACATTCTGGATTATTTGGTGAACATCTATTTAGTAAAAATAAATATTGTATAATAACTGAAGGAGAATTAGATTGTCTATCAGCTTATCAAATGTTTAAGACAGATAAGTATGAGACACCAGTAGTTAGTATTAAGAATGGAATTACTTCAGCAGTTAAAGATGTTAAGAATAGTTTAGATTGGTTAGAACAATTTGATAATGTCATTGTAAATTTTGACAATGATGAACAAGGTAAAGAAGGAGCATTAAAGGTAGCTGAATTATTTAGCCCAGGTAAATGTAAGATAATGCATTTACCAAAAGAATATAAAGATGCTTCAGATTGTTTAAGTAAAAATAAAATACAAGCTTATGTAAAAGCATTTTGGGAAGCAAAAATATTTGCACCAGATGGAATTATAAATGCTAATAGTTTATTTGATGAGATAACAAAACCAACTATTAAATCATTTGTACAATATCCATTTGAAGAATTAAATAAAATAACTTATGGTATCAGACCATCTGAATTAGTTACATTTACTGCAGGTAGTGGCTTAGGTAAAACTCAAGTCATGAGAGAGATAGTACATCATATAATTAAATCAACACAAGATAATATTGGATTGTTAATGTTAGAAGAAACACCAGTAATAACTTCAAAAGGTTTGATGAGTATAGAAGCAAATCAAAGATTACATTTACCTGATGTACATTTAAGTAAAGAAGAAATGAAAACTTATTTTGATAAGACAGTAGGTACTGGTAGAGTATTTATGTTTGACCATTTTGGTTCTAACTCTATTGATAATATAGTATCAAGAGTTAGGTTCTTAGCTAAAGGTTTAGACTGTAAGTATATTGTTATAGACCATGTTAGTATTATTGTATCAGACCAAAGTCATGGTGATGAGAGAAGAGCATTAGATGAAATCATGACTAGACTTAGAACTCTTGTTCAAGAGACTGGTGTTGCTATGATGGTTGTGTCTCATTTGAGAAGACCAGATGGCAAAGGACATGAAGAGGGAGCAGCAACATCACTATCACAATTAAGAGGTTCAGCAAGTATAGGACAACTAAGTGATATTGTAATAGGTCTTGAAAGGGATGCACAAAATGATGACCCAGAAATTAGAAGTACTACTAAAGTTAGAGTATTAAAGAATAGATTTTCTGGATTGACTGGACCATGTAGTAATCTAAGATACAACAATGATACTGGAAGATTAGTTGAGGTACAGGCAAGTGACTTTTAATAAAGTTGTATTTGATATTGAAACAACAATGACTGCAGATAAAGTGTGGTGTATTGTTTGTAAACATGAAGATACATTTTATCAATTCAAAGAAAATAATTTACATAGGTTTGAAGAATTTATAAAACAAACTGAAGAAGTTATTGGACATAATATAATTGGATTTGATATACCAGTATTAAATAAATTTTTTGGTTATGATTTATTTAAGAATGTTAAGATAACAGATACACTTGTACTATCTAGATTATTAAATCCAATGATAGATGGTGGACATTCATTAAGAAACTGGGGAACTAAGTTAGGTCAAAGTAAAATAGAGTTTGAACAATTTGATTTCTTTAGTGAAGAAATGTTAAAGTATTGTAGGAATGATGTTGACTTAACACAAAGGTTATATAAATTTTTAATTACAAGAATAAAAGATTTTGGTTATTCAGTTGAACTTGAACATGAAGTTGCAAAGATAATACAGAAACAACATGAAAGAGGATTTAAGATTGATATAGTAAATGCTTATTCATTACAAGCTAAGTTTCAAGAAGACATGAATGAATTACAAACTAAAGTTAGGGCTACATTTCCTCCATTAAAGATAGAAGAAACATTTATTCCTAAATCAAATAACAAAGCAAGAGGTTATGTAAAAGGAGTACCCTTTACTAAAGTTAAATATAAAGAATTTAATTTAGGTTCAAGACAACAGATAGGTGAAAGACTAATGAAGCTTGGTTGGAAACCAAAGAAGAGAACAGACAAAGGTCATGTTATAGTAGATGAAAAAGTTTTATCTGAGATAACTAATATACCTGAAGCTAAATTAATTAACAAATTCTTAATGCTTCAAAAAAGGATTGCCCAAGTTTCCTCCTGGGTAGAAGCAATTAAGGAAGATGGGAGAGTACATGGTAAAGTAATTACCAATGGTACTATTACTGGAAGAATGAGTCATCAAGCACCCAACATGGCTCAGATTCCTGCTGTGTACTCACCTTATGGAAAAGAATGTAGAGGATTATGGATAGTAGATAAAGGATTTAAATTAGTAGGAGTTGATGCATCTGGTTTAGAAATCAGAATGTTAGCACACTACATGAACGATAAGGAATATACAAATGAAGTTATTAATGGAGATATACACACAGCAAATAAAGTTGCTGCTGGTTTGGAAACAAGAGATGCAGCGAAGACTTTTATCTATGCCTTCATCTATGGAGCAGGGTCAAAAAAAATCGGAAGCATCATTGGAGGTTCGGAAAGAGATGGCGAAAGAGTTAAAGAAAAGTTTCTTAGAGCAACACCAAGTCTTAGACATCTACGAGAAAAAGTGGACACAGTTGCTAAGTCTAACAGAAGATGGCTCAAAGGACTTGATGGAAGAAAAATCATCATCAGACACCCCCACGCAGCCCTAAACAGCTTGTTACAAGGAGCAGGAGCAATAGTTATGAAGGTTGCGTTGACACTCCTAGAACAATATGTTATAAATAAACGAATCAAAGCTTATCCTGTAGTTAATGTACATGATGAGTTTCAATATGAAGTTGAGGAAGGAAAGGCAGAAGAGTTTGGTAGACTAGCAGTACAATCAATTATAGATGCTGGTAAAAAATTAAAACTTAGATGTGATTTAAATGGAGAATACAGAATTGGAAACAACTGGGCAGAAACGCATTGATACAGTAGCAACTGATATTAAAAAATTAATTGCTGATATATCTAATGGTAAACCTGCACCTATAACAGAAGAAAACATGAATGACTTTCTTAACAATGTTAAGGAAGCTATGATTGCATGGAACACACCACCAGTAAAAGAAAAATATAATGGTGTACTAAGAATGAGTATCTTAGGTAAACCTGCAAGACAATTATGGTATGATAAATATTCTCCTAAAGAAACAAAAGAATATGATGCCAGTAATAATTTAAAATTTTTATATGGACATATCATTGAACATTTACTTTTATACTTAACAGAATTAGCTGGACATAAAGTAGAAGATAGACAAATGAAAGTTAAAGTAGATGATGTCAAAGGACATATAGATGCAAAAGTAGATGGTGAAATTTGTGATGTTAAGTCTGCTTCACCTTTTAGTTTTAAAAAATTTAAGAATGGTGAGATAGTTAATGATGACCCATTTGGATATCATGCCCAGCTATCAGGATATGAAACAGCTAATGGAACTAACAAGGGAGGTTTTCTTGTTGCTGATAAATCAAGTGGTGATATATGTTTTTATAAACCAGAAGACTTAGCTAAACCTGATACAAAAA